TCTACGATAGCTTGAGCTTTTTCTAATCGATATCATAACTTTTTCCTGTTGCTAATATAGTATCTATTTTTACTTGTGTGATTTTATTCGACAATGTATTCTTTAGTCCAACATGTGTATTTTTAGGTACTTGGTCTAACGTTGCCCAACAATATGTTCCATCGGGACTACTAAAATCATTATCTACTAAAACAACATACGTGCTGTATTCAAACCCGCTATCTTTACTAGTATATAATTCAATAGGAACAAATTTAGCATCAGTCAAATTATAATTTTTAAGTAAAGGTTGGGCGTCTTCTATTACAGCTTTCTCTCTGAATACAGTTGGCACAGTCCACTTACCGTCCCAAATTAGAAAAAGTCTGCTCGATGATGTAGATAAAAATAATATACCGGCACGTTTTTGCATACTATTAATTATTAAGGAATTAAGTCAAAACCCCAATATCCGGCTGTGTATTCACCTTCAAAGGATTTAAGCCATTGCTCGCCGTCCCACTTGTATTGTACCATAGTGTTTTGGTTTTGTAAATATCTAGTATTTTCCAAGTTAGCAGAAGCATCAAATATAACATTCCATTCAGTACCATTCCATTTAACAATGTCATTAATGCTTGCTACAAAATCTGTACTATTTGAGTTTTTCCAAGCATCAGGTCCCTTGCCAACAGTGTTACTAGTATTACCTATATCATCTAATATCAAGTAAGAAGTGTCTGTTGGTATAGTTCCGTTAAAATGATCTATTGGATTGAATGTAGTTGGATCAATAATTCCACTTACAAACGGAATGTCAGTATTGTTTGCCGGCAGTGTATCACTATCAAATGTTACTACTAAGTATCCACTATCTAATTCATTAACAGCAAATGTACCAACAATCTCTGTTCCGTTAGGTTTTGTAAATCTTATCTGACTAATGCCTGCTTTATATCCGCCATATACTGGTAATACTTCATTCCAATCAATACGATCGCCTTGTTTAACAGGAACATCTAATTTAAGCTCTTTAACGACTTCGTTATTGTCAAGTACACTTATATAATAGTTGTTAGTATCTACCCCTGTGACCGTCTTAGAGCTTAGTAGCAACACCCCGAACTCTCCAGGTGTAGCAAATACACTCTTAGCACCAATACCGGTAGTATTAAACGCCAATTCTTCTACTGACTTTAACGCTCCGTCTTCATTAAACATATTCATTACAATGTTTTGTACAACACCAAGTTTTTTAACTTTAACAGGTGGACTAATATAGATTGGCATTTCAAAATCCATAGTTGCTATATCAATATCAACTTCTGTTCCTTGAGGTAAAGATCTACTTGAAAAAGTTAAAGCATTCAACTCAACTACACTCAAACTAGTCCAGTCAATATAGTTATCTGTAGTTTGGACTTCTAAACTTGGATTAAACAGCACAAGTATTTGTTCTAAAATTTGTAATTTTTGATCGGTGTTTGATGTCCACAAGTCAGCTCTCATTGTAAGTCTGAATGGAGTTGGCATTAAACGCTCTACAGTGTAACCAGGTCCTTGATTATTTTGGTATATTGGATTTCCATCACTACCAAACTCGTTATAGTTTCTTTCACGCACACTTAGTTTACTAACAAATGTTGGATCTGCTGTACGAGAACGATCTAATTCTAAACCTGTAATATAGCAGGCAATTTTAGGAACACTCGGAAGTTTATTTTCAGAGTTTTCTCTAATTATTTGTGCTACTTGTTTTGTAAGATCGCCATAAGATACAGGAATGGCCTTCAAATCGCCGTCTCCGTCCTTGTAATTAAAACCTATGAACATTCTCATAAACTGAGTTACATAGCGTCTTACTTGTCCGTCATAAAAGAAATCCATTATTAATTGTCCGCTTTAGGTTTAAGCACTTTAGAAAGACTTTGCTTCTCTTTAATCTCTTTACCGTTAATTGTACTTACAGTATCATTATTGATAAATGACCCTTTCTGATTCAATCTTGGCTCGCCTGTTGCTGTATTATTTTGACTCATTGTCATTCTTACATTATCTTCATATTTCACCCAACGTCTCCCGTCATATCTAAACAATCGTTTAGGATGATAATCTGTACGCAAACAAAATTGTCCTTCGACTGGACCACCTGGGAAGGAAATCCCACTACTAAATGGCGCACCGTTTGGCGGTACTGCGTCTTCATGATAGTTTTGATAACCATCTTGAACAGGAGTTGCTAATATAACACTTGCGTCTTGAGCATTACCTGTTTGACTAGCATCTGTATCTATGTTACTAGCATTAACTGTTTTAATATGTCCTGTTTCAGGATCAATTGGAACTGTAAATAGGTGTGTTGTATCGTATCCTGATTTTGGAGCATCAGCCTCTGCTTGATCCTGAACAGCATTAGTAATCTGCATCTCTTTTTCATACGTACTCATTATGTCTCTAAGTCTATCAGCAAATTTATAATATGTACTGTCTGGCGGAGCAATTCCTTTTACTGTTTCAGTTACGGTATAGTTTACACCTTCGTACTCTACAACATCACCAATTTCATATTGTATTTCTGAATTGTATTTGCCTTTAAAGTTTTCATCGTCAGCAACCTTATCAAGTATTTGTTTAAATTCTTGACTATCTACTAACGGTGTACATTTTGCTCTATATAGATGTGGATACCATGTTACACTAAAACCTTCTGCGGCACGATTTACTTCTTCAATAACATAAAATCTTTTTAAAGCAAATGCTAAATCGTTCAACGCATAGTCGTCTTTTAAGTGAGGTAACTCTATTACATCACCTGCCATAATTTTTCTACCAAGTTTTTCAACAGTATCAGTGATATGAAAAGTAACAAACAGTGTGTCATTCTGTAAAAACAAACCAAACTGACTTAAATTAAAATCAATATTGTTTACGTTGTAAACACCGCGTAGTGGATATACATCAGGCTCGTATTTTCTATCTCTATTTTCTAAAAATAGCATATCTTGAATACGTGTTTCAGGCCTTGATGTGCTTGATTCGTAATTCGGTACTGATGGCGAATATTCTCCGTCAGCTTGATCCCCAGGTCCTATGTATTTGTGTACAAGTACGTCTGTACCCCCTACTTGGAACATTTCCCAGGCGGTTTTATCTATAAATTTGTAGTCGTTGCCCTTTTCTGGGCGATATAAACTTAATCTTGGCATACACATATTTATCGTTACGATAAATACTTGCATGAGCCAATTAGATCAAGAAAAACAAAAAGTATTCGATTATTGCCGTAACATGCTAGGTGAAGGTATGATTGATGTTGAATTAGATCCCGAGCATTACGAAACTGGGTTAGAACGGGCATTGGGTGTGTTTAGACAACGCAGTGACAATGCTGTTGAAGAAAGTTTTGCTTTTTTAAAATTATCATTAGACCAAAATGAATACACACTACCTGATGAAATTCAAATGGTACGTGAAGTATACCGTAGAAGCATTGGGTCACGTAGTGGCGGCGGACAAGGCGGCACAGTATTTGAACCGTTTAACTTGGCATACACTAATACATATCTTCTAAGTTCAACTAACATGGGAGGACTAGCAACATATGAATTGTTTGCTGGTTATCAAGAGCGTGTTGGTAAAACATTTGGTAGTTTTATTCAGTTTTCATGGAATTCAGAAACTAAAAAACTGTTTATACATCAAAGACCAAGATCAGAAGAAGAAGTAGCACTTCACGTTTTTAATAGAAGACCTGATGTAAGCATAATTAAAGATGTATACGCAGGACAATGGATCAAAGATTATACACTTGCTAACTGTAAAATGATGTTGGCACAGGCACGTGAGAAGTTTGCCAGTATTGCTGGCCCACAAGGTGGTACTGCCCTTAACGGTGCTAACTTAAAAGCAGAAGCACAAGCAGATTTAGAAAGACTAACTATGGAGTTGGTAACTTCTGTAGCAGGAAGCAATAACTCAGGTTATAGTTTAATTATAGGATAGACAATGAAAGCGTCAGAATTTACATCAGAAGATTACGAAGCCTATTACATGGAAGCCGCTAAAATGGTTTGGGGTGTAGGCAAAAAAGACGCTAGAGGCGGCACAGTAAAACAAAAGTTTCGTTGTGCTTCAGGTCCTAGAAAAAGTAGACAGGTAAGCCATCCGTCAAAATGTTTTGATCATCCTAATGTAGCAAAATCACAACAAATGAAACGTACTAGGGCTAGAACTGGGCCAACCCAGGCGAGACGTCAACAGCGTACAAAATCTATTAACACAGCAAGTGTGTTAGCAAATAGATTGAACAATCCAAGAAGTACAAAAAAAGCCAAATCTTGGTATTAATGGTTGACAGCGTCGCTGTTTTATCATATACTATATAGATGCTTAAGGTTACAGAATTATTCCCAATTCCGTTAGCGGCCATTAATATCGGACAACTAGATCCGTTAAAGTTAGCGTGGATGAAAAACCTTGAATTTCCATCAGGACAAGCCGCAAGAAATNACTTAGATGACGAACTTGTTGAAACATCAAAAGGAATGTATTTTCTTGATAAACCGGAAATGAAAAGTATAAAAATTAAAATACAACTTGCTATAGATGAATTTGTAAAAACATTAGATGTTTCATTAGATTTAAAAATTACAACTAGCTGGCTTAATAAGACACAGCCTGGCGATTGGATTCAAAGTCATACACACGAGTGCGCTATGATTAGTGGTGTATACTATCCGGAAGTTACTGCTGAATCATCTCCAATTATTTTTAATAAATCATCGTCGTATACTAACTTGTTTCATCAAACAGTAAAACCTATACCAAACAATATTAACATGTTAAACTTAGAAAGGTATGTTGTACAGCCTAAGACTGGAGACGTTATTATGTTTCCAAGTCATTTAGAGCATGAAGTCCCCATCAACGAAATAGGTGATAGATATAGCGTTGGTTTTAATTCATTCGCAAATAACTCCGTTGGAGTTGGACAATCAAAGGTAATAATAAATGAATAAGCTACCCAAACTATTAGTTGTCGGTCATGGTCGACACGGCAAAGATACTGTATGTGAAATGCTAGAAGCATACAGTTATACATTCCAATCAAGTTCAAAGTTTTGTAGTGAGCTTTTTATATTTGATGAGCTAAAGGACAAATATGGTTATACAGACGAAGAAGCATGTTACTCTGATCGTCACCAGCATCGTACTGAATGGTACAATATGATACACAATTATTGTCGAGATGACCTAGCACGGTTAGGGCGTAATCTGTTTGCCAAACACGATATCTATTGTGGACTACGTAACAAGCGTGAATTCTTCGCTATGAAAAATGAAGAAATTTTTGATTATGCTATTTGGGTAGACCGCACAGATCATTGTCATTTAGAACCAGGTAGCAGTATGTCTATTGAACAATGGATGTGTGATTATACTATTGACAATAACGGTGATTTAGATCGTTTGAAAAAGAATGTTGATATTTTAATGCGCACTATTTTTAAAAATCGGGGGTTAGATCTCCCTGTTTCCAGCGACTACCTTCTTTCTGAAGTGTCCGTTGACAGTTAGCACATATAGTCTTTAAATTACTAGGACGGCAGTTGTTCATGTTAGCATCTATATGAAATACATTGAATATTTCTTTGTGTTTACTTTTAAACCCGCATTTGTCACATGAGTCCTTCATTCTATAGCCAAAAGTATACCATTTAGGAATACCATGTCCCTCACCGTGGTTAACACATACTTCACATAATTTGCGATAATAAGTCCTACCGTTCTTCTTATAGTTTACAGCGGCAGGCCGTAAACCGCATTTACATAATGGTCTCATACTAATACTTACCCTTTTTTACCCCTTTTTCAGTGTTGTTTACACCGCATTTTTGTCTGATGCCGATAAATATCTATACAAGAATTTAACCATCAGGAGATAATCGAATGGCACTACAATCACCAGGCGTGCAAGTTACGGTAACTGACGAGAGTTTTTACACTCCCGCAGACGGAGGTACCACTCCACTTATCGTTGTTGCTACTGCCCAAGATAAACAGAACGCTTCAGCTACTGGAATCGCACAAGGAACATTGGCGGCAAACGTAGGTAAAGTATACAAGGTTTCAAGTCAAAGAGAATTAGT